AGCTATTTCGCTTGATTTAGCATCAGTGTGAGTTGAGATATGGCTAACATAAATTTAACAAAAGATGAATATGACATCATCTTTAGAATCGTTGAAAGATTCAACTCAAACCGTAAAAAGCTAGGGTTTGCGCCGCTGGCAACCCCTCTTCATTTAGCTATGGATATATCTGCATGTCATTGCAGTGGATGCCCGTTAAATCTACAAGGTCTACTTGATGCAGATGATATAGATCTTGCTCATGATGTTGTCGGTATCGTCAATCATATATCTAGAGGAACAGGCGAACTAAAAGAAGAATTTAGACCTAGATTTGCAGCATAACTTTTTCATGGGCGGCCTCGCAGATGATTGCCGCCACGCTTAAATGCGTTTAATAAGTCGCTGCAGTTATCGATAAGTCCCTCCTTGCTTAGGCGATAACCGATTGGCCCACGAGACGGGCCATTAATCATGATTTAAACGCCCCTTAACTGGGGTTTTAGGGTGCCAAATTATAGGCTAATTAACCAACAGGAGAATTGATTATGTAAACGTAGGGAGAAAGCCCCAAGGGTAAAAGTTAGTAAACAATGAAAGGTGTACGCGCCAAGTAGTTGCAGGCTAAACCTACCCCCTCACAGCCCCTTAATTGGGGCTTTGTTGGTAGAAGTGATTGGAGAATATTGTGGATAAAAAAATACTAGATAAAATCAAAAAATGCTTACGTCTTGCTATGAGTAGCAATGCCAATGAAGCTGCTACAGCACTACGTCAAGCTAAAAAGCTAATGGAATTACACGGAATATCTGCTGATGAAGTAGCAGCTAGTGACGTTGAATCACATTCAACTAAATCAGGTGCAGGTAATACGCCACCTAATCATATTGCCATGCTAGTCGACTTAGTTAGCACGGCTTTTGGCGTGCAAGCAGTTTATTCAAAGAGATTAAACCCTAATAACTTTGCTTTTATCAACGTAGTTGAATTCTTTGGCATAGGAAGTTCAGCTGAAATTTCATCCTATGCCTATGAAGTATTACTAAGACAACTTAAACGAGACAGAACAGCCTTTTTAAAGACTATTAGAAAGTCATTAAAACAATCAACAAAAGTGCGTCGTGCAGACATGTATTGCCAAGGATGGGTTCTAGCTGTATCTGAAAAAATAACGCCCCATCAAAGAACAGAAAAAGAGCTAAATGCTGTAGCTAAGTATAAAGAAAAACGCTTTTCAAATAACTTGGTGAAAAAAGATCCAATTGATAGAACAAAAAAAGCCAAATCACACGACCACTCTTCATTTAGTGATGGGTTACGTGATGGTGAAAAAGTAGACTTTAATCAAGGTGTGAGCGGAACAAAGCAAAAGGCTCTATCAAATGACTAACCGAACCACGCTAATAAAACTCGTCCATATTGGCACATCAAAGTTATTTGACGATGATGATCAACGTCGAGATTGGCAGCAACAAAACGGTGGCCACAGAAGCTGCAAAGACATGAGCGATAAGCAGCTGCAACACTGCGTCGATCTACTCAAAAAAGCCAAAGCCTTAAACGCGAAACCAGCTAAACGTGCAGGCCGTGTACCGTTTAATCCTAGCCCCTACATGGCAAAGGTTGAAGCGCTACTCGCTGATATGGGCCTAAGCTGGCAATACGCAGAAGCCATTGCCTGGCGTCAAACAGGCGGCAAAGGTGATAAGCCTCACAATAGACCAGGCATAAAACGTCTTGAATGGTTAAAAGGCCGTAAAAAGTTTGAAGCCCTAATAGCTGCACTAGAAAAAGAGCAATACCTACGTCGCTATCTAAATGAAATTGAAACCAGTTTAGAAACACTGAAACTAGGCGAAGATTATTGCGTTGGTTTACTCATGCAGGCAGGCAGCTACACGCCAAAATGGAAGCGTAATCGCAGCTTATTAAAAATGCTATCCGAACATCTAGGCGAAAAAATAAACTGCAATGGCTGAAAACGACTACCTACCAGAACTAGCCCGTGACATAGCCGAGATAATCGGGCTAGACGGCTTAACACGCCTAGTCAATGCCTTCGGTGGCATTACTATCCGCGTGCCTGGTAAAGGCCAATTAAAAAACGTTCTAACCACTGAGCAATACAAAGCCTTCGTGCATCATTTTAAAAATGAAAAGCTAGCCATTCCGCGCCTATACGCCCAGCAAAAGCAATTGATCAATGCTGAAACAAATCGCCTATTAGCTGAAGGCTACACCAAAGCAGAAGCAGCCAGAAAAATGAACGTCACCGAGCGAACAATCTATCTGCGACAAGCAAAAAACAAACAACAAGACACCAAACAACAGGATTTATTTCAATGAAAAACCTTGATTTTTTAACTGGTCTCCGCCACGACGACTTTAATGTTGAAGTTGATTTTGCCGTGCCAGACTTTCTCGTCAAAAATATGGTAACAGTCATCTATGCTAATGGCGGTTCTGGTAAAAGTTGGTTAGCTGCTGCAGTCGCTAAATATGCACAAATCTTTAATGAACGATTTACAGGTGGAATGGACGTTGTTTACATCGATATGGATAACGGCGTCTTAACCCTAAAAGAACGTGGAATCAATGTGAAACTAATCAATAATAGCGAACGTTTAATCTATGTAAGCGGTGAAAAGCTAGATATAGACGCTCAAAGCTTGATGGAACAAATAGAGTTACAAGCCACAGGTAAAAACTATAAAGACACTCTGTTTATTATTGATAGCCTTCGCGATCTAGGTGATGTGAAAAGCGATGCTGCTGCCATGCGTATTGGTGACTTTCTCAAGCGAATAAGAAATGCAAGTGGCACCGTATTAGCGCTGCATCATTCTACCAAGAATGGTGCAGGCTATGACGGCTCAAATAATCTACGCAACAGCGTTGATAATATGTTTAAGCTAACGAAAGTAGATGCTGATGTCGGTGAACTTCGGTTTTTATTAGAAGTAGACAAAGCGCGGGTATCACTCGGCGACCTAGGGTTAAGGGTCTTTGTCGATGACTTAGAGTTAAGCCACCTACAACTAGATGAAGTAAAGCTAAGTCCAGAAGATAAAGACTTTATCAAAAAAATAGAGGAAGCATTAGAGGTGCATGTTGAACTCAATAAAACTGCCTTACTCGATGCTGTAGGGTATAAAAAAGATGACAAAACAGCCCGTGTTCGCCTGGATAGATTTGATGGTATTCACTGGAAAAGTGAAAAAGTAAAAGGCGTATATACTTATAGTTTGGTATAAACCTTTTTAATAAGCGGCTGTGCTTTTTACAGTCCGCGCTTGATTAGGGTTGTTATATTTCAACTTTTTAGGAGAGTAAGAGTGGCAAGGCTAAAGAAAATTTGGATTGAACATGATTTTGGACAGAAACGCGCCATCCGTATTGATTGGAAAAACGACCGGCATCAGAGGGTTGAGATAGAAGATGACTCGCCAGAGGCTGTAAGTAGAGCGCTAAGAACAGCGGCGGAACTGTTAAAGACTGAAAGCGCGCGTGGCAAAATATAACCCCCGCGTTTACGGGCAAACCGAGGATTAACGATGAAACGAATTGAATGCGAAGGTGTTGGGGATAACAACGGCTTTTTCGAAATAGGCGCGGAGGAAGGTTTGTCCGCCGTAGAACCTGTTGTTAGGCGTGCCGTAATTACGCAAAAAGACATAATGGGTAACGCTTTAACCGATGAGTTTACTATTGAGAGATTTTTGGTAAATAAAGGATTTAAGGCTGATGGAGGGCCGATAGCCCCGAAATTAACCGGCACAATCACAATGACGCAAGACCTAATTGACGGTTCATACCATTACAGTCAGCGTGACGCCTAACACCGTACTTAACAGGAAAAACAAACGTTACACTAACAACTGCTACAACCGCTACAACTGAATATGATAAGTTGTACCAGTTGTAGCAGTTGTACTCAAAAGGAATAGTTATGCCTATTTACACATTTTTTATTGTTTTTATCGTGATGATGGCCTTGGAAATCGTGCCTATTTTAAAAGATAAAAAAGGCCTGTTTTCAGCCTTGTTTGAGTCGTTATTCGTAGCAATAGTAATATCTATCGGCGTGCTAGTGTTTACATCAGAATAGCCCATCGTAACGTAAAAAAAGGATCGAAACCGACACTTTGATCGACAAATTGAACAAAACCTGCTTTACTAAATAACAACCTCCCACCAATGCCCTGAAACTATTCAGGGCATTTTTGTATCTAGGACACAGCATCATAGTGTCCCATGAGCACATACAGACCACTAAATACAATAGATACCATTATCATTCATTGCGCTGATACGCCTAATGGTCGTGGTGATACGATTGAAGATATTGATCTATGGCATCATGCCAGAGGATTTAAACGTCACCCAGATGCTCGTTTAGGCGAGTCAGTGTGGGAATCAACCCCCTATAAGATGAAGCAGCCACATCTACGAAGCGTTGGCTATCATTTAGTTATTTATGCTAATGGTGATCAGGCTATTGGCAGAAACCTCACCGAAACAGGTGCTCACGCTAAGAATCACAATGCTAGCAGCATTGGAATCTGTCTAATGGGTACCGATAAATTCAGCCTAGCACAATGGCATGCCCTAAAAACAGCTATCCAAGGGTTTCAAACCTACATCGATGACTTAGATATTATTGGTCACAGAGATGTTAATTCTGGAAAGACTTGCCCAGGATTCGACGTTTCTGAATGGTTAGATGGTGGTATGAAACCAATGGAAAATCATATCTATATTAAAGAGGAAGAGTAACGATGCCAATCATTACTACCGCATTAGCTCTCGCTCAATTTGTTCCTGGTCTGGCTAAACTATTAGGTGGTGATAAGGCCGAAGCCGTTGCCTCAAAAGTAGTGGGTGCTGCCAACGCACTAGCCGGAACAGAAGACCCAAAGCAGACACTCGACTACATCCAAGCAAATCCAGAGCTACAGCTACAGCTGCAACAGCAAATGAATGACTTTGTTATTGAGCAATATCAAGCTGAAAATGTTCGTCTTGAAACAGTTAACAAAACAATACGAGTTGAAGCTCTAAGCCTGGATTGGTTTGTTAGGCGTTGGCGGCCATTTTATGGTTATGCAGTAGCCACATCATGGGCTATCCAAATGATGGGGTTCACGTTCGTATTTGTATACATAGCCATTGAGTCGCCAGACCAGCTCGCCACAACTGTTCAACAGTTTGCATTGCTATCAGGTTCCCTTATTACACTATGGGGCATTGCCTTGGCTGTTCTAGGAGTTTCTGTCAATAAACGAACACAAGATAAACAAATGGCAGCTGGCCATGCCCCTGAGGTCGGTATTTTGGGGGCAGTAGCAAAACGCATTCTAAACAAGGAAAAGATCACAAATGGATGAAATAGATCGCGGCCAGCGACAGGAACAACGCAACCGCGATCTAGCGTTGCAGGCTCAACTAGAAAAAGGCAAAGAGACCGAACAACCAGATGAAGAAAACGGCATTCGTTATTGCTTGGATTGTGGCGAGGAAATACCACAAAAACGATTAGAAGCACGGCCTGATTCAGTCCGATGTGTGCAATGTAAAGAGATTAAAGAAATAAGGGAGCGCCGCTAATGGAACTAGATTACAACGCGATGAAATTCTGGTTTGATGTTTTTCTATCTATCTGCCTATTAGCAAGCATTCTTCATAACTGGATATCGAATAAAAGCCGCGTCAACAAGAAGGAAATTGAACAAGTGAATGATGCAGTGCTCAAATTAAAAGATCGAGTTGTTCAAGTTGAAGGCCAAATGAAAAACGCGCCCACGCACACTGACTTAAGCAATATCTACAACCGTATAAATGGCGTGAGCCAAGATATCAGTGAGATGTCAGGCGCAATGAAAGCGATGACATCACAATTATCACTGATAAATGAACATCTACTTAACGGAGGCAAACATTGACAGAATTTAATCAATTAGTGACTCAGAATGTTCGCCTTGCCATTTTGCAAGCGCTGGCCCAAGACGAAGATTACTCACACAATCAAGATATCCTTCAAATGTTCCTGTCTAAACTTGGCCACGGCGTATCAATTGACCGCGTTCGTACCGAACTACGCTGGCTCGAAGAACAAGGCCTAGTCACTATAGAAGATATCGGCGGTTTACTCGTGGCCAAGCTCTCTCGTCGTGGTGATGATATTGCCAAAGGCCGTGGTCGTGTGGATGGTATAGCGAGGCCAAGGCCATAATGGCTCGCCCATCAACCATTGATAAATTGCCGTCAGATATCTTAGAGCAGCTGCAGGCACTGCTACGCGACCCTCGTGTATCACAAATGGATGCAACGGCACAAATCAATGAAATATTAGAACAGCAAGGCCATGAAACAGTCAGTAAATCAGCGGTTAATCGTTATTCAATGAAAATGGAAAGCGTCGGTGCAAAACTGCAACAGTCACGTGAAATGGCATCGATGTGGATTGGCAAACTAGGCGCAGCGCCTCAAGGTCAAGTCGGCAAGCTCATTAATGAAATCATCAGGACAATGGCGTTTGATACCGCCATGAATATGTCTGAAGCTGAACAACCTGCCGCACCTAAAATGTTGGCTCAACTTGCTCTGGCTGTTCAGCGCTTAGAATCAGCAGCCAATATGAATGAAGAGCGTGAGAAACAAATCCGCAAAGAAGCAGCTGCACAAGCAGCTGATGTGGCAGAACAATCATTGCGTGGCCAAGGCATGAGCAAAGAGGCGATTGATACCATCAAGAAAGATATTCTAGGGCTGAAATAATGGGTGCTGCCCTTGCCATCTACAAAGACTACGATCCAAATGAAGTACTTCTGCCTTATCAGAAGAACTGGATGGAAGATGATAGTGTCTTAAAAATCGCTGAAAAATCACGACGTACAGGCCTAACATGGGCCGAAGCTGCTGATGCAGTTTTGACTACTGCCACTGAAAAAGGTGATGGTGGTACCAATCATTTTTATATCGGCTCAGGCAAAGACATGGCCGTTGAATTTATTGATGCCTGTGCAATGTGGGCCAAGGCATTCAATAAAGCCGCGTCAGCCATTGAAGAAGAAATCATTGAAGATGAAGACAAAGATATTCTGACCTACACCATTCGCTTTGCAAGTGGTTTTAAAATTCAGGCATTAAGCTCAAACCCAAGCAATATGCGTGGTCGTCAAGGTAACGTTACTATTGATGAAGCTGCCTTCCATGACCGTCTGGCAGAAGTGCTCAAGGCTGCACTTGCGTTGACCATGTGGGGTTCTAAGGTTCGTATTATCTCAACCCATAACGGCGTTGATAACAGCTTTAATGGCTTAATTGCTGATAGTCGTGCTGGTAAAAAAGATTATAGCGTTCACCGTGTCACCTTGGATGATGCCTGTGAAATGGGCCTATATAAACGTATCTGCCAAATTAGAGGATTAACCTGGTCACAACAAGCAGAAGATGACTGGAAGTCAGGACTCAGACGCAACACTGATAGCTTAGAAGATGCTGAAGAAGAATATGACTGTGTGCCTAAACAAAGTGGTGGTTCCTATTTATCACGTTCAACCATTGAAGCTTGTATGCAACCAGCACCCGTTTTACGGTTTGAAGGCAGTAAAGAATTTAATGCATGGCCAGAGTATCTAAGAAAAGCAGAAATAGAAGACTGGTGTGATGAACATTTAAAACCTCTTTTAGCATCACTTAATCCTAATTTACGTCATGTGCTTGGCGAGGATTTTGGTCGAGTATCTGACTTGACCGTGTTGACACCGATGATAATCACTCAGCAGCTTAAACGTGTTGTACCGTTTATGGTTGAACTGCGTAATGTGCCGTTCAAACAACAAGAGCAAGTACTATTTTATATTTGCGATAGTCTTCCTCGCTTTTCTTCAGCCAAGCTTGATGCACGTGGTAACGGTCAATATCTAGCAGAACAAGCAAGCTATCGTTATGGCCACCGCGTTGAAGAAGTCATGATTTCTCAAAGCTGGTACCTGGAAACAATGCCCAAGTTAAAGGCCGCGTTTCAAGATGGTGAAATTGAAATCCCAAAAGACAGTGATGTTGCCGACGATTTACGCGCCTTGAAAGAAGTTAAAGGCATAGCCAAAGTGCCAGATGTTAAGACGGGTGATAACAAAGACCGACACGGAGATGCTGCTATCTCAATCGCAATGGCTCATGCCGCTAGTTTTGATTTAGCCGCTGATATCGAATGGATTCAAGCACCCGACAAAAACGAACGAGACAATCCTGATAATGATTTAAGTTCCCTTATGTCTAAGGGAGGGGCATGGTAATGCAAAGACTAAGCAGTATAGTAGATTCAAGTGGGCAACCCATCGTAGTGAAAGAATCGCTTCATGAAGAACAATCAGCCAAAATAGGCGCAATCAGTACCGAGTACGAAAACCACCCATCGGGTGGTTTAGTTCCTCGGAAACTAGCTAATATTCTCAAGGATGCAGAACAAGGTGATCTCACTGCACAATGTGACTTGTTTGAAGATATGGAAGAAAAAGACGGTCATATTCTTGCTGATATGTCTAAGCGTAAGCTTGCTTTAAACGATCTAGATTGGGATATAGTGCCACCACGTAATCCAGATGCTAAAGAAAAAGCAATAGCGGAAGAAGTTAAAGAATGGGTGTTAGATGAAGAAAACCTAGAAAGCTATTTCTTTGATATGGCCGATGCGATAGGTAAAGCCTATTCAATGCTAGAAATGAAATGGCAAGATAATGGCGGCATCATGCTGCCAGAACTCACCCATAGACCACCACGCTGGTTTACTACCGACGAAGATAACCGTGACAAATTGCTGCTGCGAAACAGCGGTGGCAAAGGTGACGAGCTATGGGCATTTGGCTGGGTTAAGCATGTCCATAAGGCTAAGTCAGGTTATATTGCCCGTGCTGGCTTGCATCGTAGTCTTGCATGGCCGTTCTTATTTAAGAATTATTCAATCCGTGACTTAGCTGAGTTCTGTGAGATTTATGGCATACCTGCAAGAATAGGTACTTACCCATCAGGTGCAGGCGATAATGAAAAAATGACCCTGCTTCGTGCAGTGGTGGGTATTGGCCATAATGCTGCTGGTATCATGCCTGAAGGCATGATGATTGATTTTAAAGAAGCAGCTAAAGGTGCCAGCGACCCATTCCAATTTATGATCAACTGGTGCGAATCGGTACAATCAAAAATTATCCTGGGCGGCACACTTACCAGCACAGCAGAAAATACTGGGCTAGGCTCAAATCTAGGTGAAATTCATAACGAAATACGCAAAGACTTATTGGCCAGTGATGCCAAAAAAATTGCAGGTACCTTAACACGTGACTATATCTGGCCTATCGTTGCCTTAAATTTTCAAGGTATTGATCCAAAACGTGCACCACGTTTTAAATTTATCACCGAAGAAGCTGAAGAACTAAACAAACGTGCTGAACGCGATAAAACACTGCATGACATTGGTATCAAACTCAAAGCCGAAGAAGTACAGAAAATCTATGGTGATGAATATGAACTGGTTGAAACTAAACCCACTAAAACTAATGATACTAATGGCACTGACAAAGCCGCGCTCGCAGCCGCTAAAGCCGGTGATGGCAGTACAGAACTCGATGGTGTAGTCGATAAGCTGGTAACAGAAACCCAATCACAACTAGACCAGCTTTATTCACAAATCAAGCAGCTATTAGATGAAGTTGAAACGATGGAAGAATTCCAAGATAGACTGGTCGAAGCATTTAGCTTTTTAGATCCTGAAGAACTAGCAGGCGTCATTCAAATGGGCCTAGCCACAGCGGAACTCGCTGGACGGTATGAGGTGAGTGAGAATGGATAAACCTATACTCGAACAGAAATGGTATCTACTTGGCCCAACATGGTGCATGTCAGATATTTCAGGCTTAACAATATTGGCTGGAAGCGAAGACCCTCATAAAGCAAAATACGTTGCTAACCTTTTTGACTTAGTTGAATTATCTTTCGATAAGGAAATAGGAAGAGATATCGCACAGCATATTGTTAATCTCCATAATGCAAGCCTAGGAGAACAGGATGATATTTGCCCGAAATGCCAGAGTACAGATATAGGATTGTTTGATGCTGACAACAATCAATGCCGCAGTTGTAAAGCAATAATCTCGGTTTGTGAGTGATTAAGGTGTCATTAAATGCCTATTAAATACAGTTCAATGCCATTTAAAAAATGGGGTAAAAACTAATGTCACAGATTATCTTTCCACCGTTCAAACCAGTACCTGATAATGCTAGCGATGAAGTTCGTCTGGCAATGTTTGATAGTTATAAAAAAGAACTAGTAAGACTTAATCCAAAAAAGTTTAATGCTGATGGCACACGGAAAACATTTTTTCAAACAATAAAGCAATTTTTAAATGACCGTCTACGTTGATAAGCCTGTCTACCGCTATGGTCGTATGATTATGTGTCACATGTTGGCTGATAATGAGCGAGAACTGCATGAAATGGCTGACAAAATAGGCATAAACAGAAAGTGGTACCAGGATAAGGCAAGCACGCCACATTATGATATCTGCAAAGCCAAAAGAGTTTTAGCTATCAATAGTGGTGCCATAGAAGTTAACCGCAAAGAACTAGTTTCAATTCTTCGTCGATTAAGGTGTCATTAAATGCCTGTTAAATACGGTTCAATGCCATTTAAAAAGGCAGTTGAAGCTTTTCAAGGTAAGCTGAATTTACCCACTGCGTCCTGGACAGATATCTACAATGGCCAACACGCCCGGGCGTTTGTAGTAGCTGGTGCGATGAAAGATGACTTGCTTACTGATTTTAGAACATCAGTCGATAAAGTTGTCGCCCAAGGAATGAGCCTAGAAGACTTTCGCAAAGACTTTGACAAGATAGTGGCCAAGCATGGCTGGGGCTATAACGGTGGCCGTAACTGGCGAACACGTGTGATATATGAAACCAATCTCTATCAATCACACAACGCAGGCCGTTATGCTCAAATGCAAAAGGTCAAACATACCAGACCATTTTGGACATACCATCACAATGATGCAGTGCAACATCCTCGCCATGAGCATTTAGCATGGGATGGTATAACTTTACATGCTGATAACCCGTGGTTTAACACGCACTTCGCATCAAATGGCTGGGGCTGCAAATGTTGGATTAGTTCTCATAGTCAGCGTGAACTAGATCAAAAAGGAATCAAAGTAGATACCGCACCACCAATAGAGTACGAACAAAAAACCATCGGTATTAATGGCCCTAACCCACGCACCGTTACCGTGCCAAAAGGAATCGATCCTGGCTTTGATTATAATCCAGGTAAAGCATCGTTTGGTGAGCAGCTTGCTGCAGACACAATGGCCGAATGGCAAAACACCAAAACAGCATGGCAAACCCTCACACCTGAAGGCTGGGCTGAAGCGGGTCGTTCTGAAGCCATTCCATTTGCAAAAGCACCGGTTAAGCTTGGTAAACGTCTCAGCACCAAACAGCAAGTACTTGAGCAAACGCAAAAACTCTATGGTGATGAAAAGCTCTATAACACTGGCGGCTTGCCATTTATGATTAATAGTAAAGTACTGGCAGATCATATCGATCCTGCCCGTGCAGAATATTTGCCCCTGCTCGATGACATGCTCACTAATCCACACGAAGTATGGTTAAGCTTTCAGCAGCACAAAGGCACAGGTAAAGTCGTTTTACGTTCACGTATCATCAAAGCTTACGATATCGGCAGAGGTCGATATCTACTTGCGGTGGCCAATGTCAAAAAAGGATTTTTAGAAAGCTGGACATTTATACCAACATCAAAACGTAACTACATCAATAGTCAGCGTGTCGGGTATTTGGTCTATGGAGAAGAATAATGGGGCCACTTTTCCTGACGTACCAGGTTGGCGGGTTTTTGATACTATCGGAATACGCTCCAGTATCTCAACCGAGCTTTCATTATAGCCATTCTCACCGACCTTGTCGAAAGATGAATAAGAGGAATTAAAAATGGCAGGTGCATCAGTCAAAATTGATTATGAGTTTGCAGATAAAGAAATCACAAAACGTCTTAAAGCCCTAGCTGATGCAGGTGAAGACCTAGAACCATTTTTCACTGATGTGGGTGAAGGTTTGCTTAATAGTCATCACGATAGATGGGAACAACAAGTCGACCCTAGTGGCGATGCGTGGCAAGCATTAAGCGATAAATACTTACGCAGCAAGAAAAAACGCGAGTCTAAATTCCCAAAAGCCATCATGCGGCTTGAAGGGTTTATGTTTGACACATTAGCCTATAATGCAGATAGCCAAGGTTTAGAATTAGGTACCAATCGTGTCCAGGGCGCAAGCATGCAATTTGGCGATGAAAAGCGTGGCATACCACAGCGTAAAATTTTAGGTGTCTCTGAAGATGATGAAATAATGATCATCGATAGACTGACAGACCATTTTGAGTCTGCATTAAGATAATCAATCCAATCGCTCTTATTTCCCGTATAAGCCGATAACTTGCTTATGGCGCGGTCATGTTTGGTCTAAAATAATTTAAACGTTTTAAATTAAATTTAAACGCCTTGCGTGCGATTTAATCCTTGCCATGCACAAGTGTTGTGTCGTAATGTAAATAACAACAGTAAATTAATGCCCTGAAGCCTTTCGGGGCATTTTTTGTTTCTGCGGTCGGTAATCTGTGACCCATGAAACGAAAAAACAAACTTTCAACACAAATCGGCATTGCTGTTTGCAGCTTGCAAACACATAGTGATGGCTCGATTCAAATATTCCCTGCGGGTGAGTTTAATGCACCTAACGGTGCGTCAATTGGTGGTTCTGGCCCTTGGCATATAGACGAAGCCGCTGCAACTGCATTAATAGAGAGAGCCAAGCAACGTAAAAATGACATCGTCATTGATTACGAACATCAAACGTTAAATGCAGCTAAAAACGGTATGCCAGCACCTGCCTTCGGTTGGATTAAAGCAGATAGCCTTCTATGGGTGGCTGGCAAGGGCTTGATGGTATCCAATCCAGAATGGACAGAGGAAGGTCAATCTTATATTGACGGCAAGAAATACAAATACCTTTCCCCTGTTTTCTCATTCGACAAAAAAACAGGTCAAGTACTCGATCTATTCCAAGTTGCCTTAACTAATAATCCAGCTATTCATGGCATGGATGACTTGGTTATGGCTGCAGCAACCGTACAACTTCTCCAAAACAACCACGAGGATTCTTTCATGAATGAAGAAGAACGCAAAGCGCTTGCGAAAAAGCTGGGGTTACCAGCTGATGCAACCGTTGAAGAAGTAATGGCAGCCTGCACTGCCTTAAAAACTGAAAATGCTGATTTGACTCAGAAGCTAAAAGATAGCGAAAAAGCCATTGCTGCCGCTTCAGCTGCAACGCCTGAAGAAGCCGTAGCTGTGATTGGTGAACTACAAAGCACGGTGGCTGCACTCACTGCCCGTTTAGATGGCAATGATACTGACACCTTAATTGCTGCAGCTAAAGCTGATGGCAAGCTAACGCCAGCAATGGAAACATGGGCGCGAACATTAGCGCCTGCTGCACTTAAGTCCTATTTAGACGCGGCCCCTCAAATTGCCGCCCTAACAGGTCAGCAAACTGATGGCAAAACAGAACAGTTTGATAAAGAAGGCAAAGCAATGCTAACGAAAAGCCAAATTGCAGCCTGTTCAGCCCTAGGTGTCAGTCAAGAAGACTACGCCAAGCAACTAGAAGAGGATTCTAAATAATGACTGCTTTAACTAAAGATAGAAACACCATTCGACGACTAGGAGAGCTACATGTTGATCCTGTCGGTGCTTCAGCAAATATCCGTGCGGGCGCACTGCTTGTGCTTAATGCTGCTGGATTTGTTGTGCCAGGTTCAACCGCGACAGGATTAACCGTGCGTGGCCGTGCAGATGAGGCAGTAGATAACAGTGCCGGTGCTGATGGTGACGTAACCGCGCAATCAAGCAAAGGTACCTTTCAGTTTGTCAATGACGGCTCAATTAATCGCACTCACATTGGTGGCACAGCTTACATCGTAGATGACCAAACAGTGGCGGCAACAGATGGTACCGGCACGCGAAGTGCTGGCGGTGTAATTGATGACGTAGATGCCGATGGCGTCTGGGTTCAAATCTAGCTAACACTTATATATAGGACTTATATTATGAAAAAACGAATTATATTTAGCGTGCTGGCTGTTGCCGTCGCTGCATTGGGTTTCTCAACCGCTTGGGCTAATGACTACGCCATAACTGCTCATTTATCAGATGCCGATTTGATGATTGGTATGGTCGGAATGATTGTTGATAAAAGCACGATTATAGACTTCTTTATCGGCCTTAAAACCATCTTTAATAATGCATTAAAAGCCAAAACAGGCGACTGGCAGAAAACGGCAATGGAGGTGCCATCAAACACCAAAACAGAAGACTATAAATGGTTAGAGCGTTTCCCTAAAATGCGTCTATGGATAGGTGAAAAATTCATCAAGTCATTAAAAGCGGGCAACTATAAAGTGACCAACCAAGATTGGGAAGCCACGATTGAAGTAGACCGTAATGACCTCGATGACGACACGTCAGGCCACTACAGTGTGCAAGCTCAATCTGCGGGTGACTCAGCTGGTGAATTAAATGACATTATTTTGAATGATTTGAAGAATAGTGCATTTACAGGTTTATGTATTGATGGCCAATTCTTCTACGACACTGATCATGAAGTAAACGGTAGCTCTGTTTCTAATAAGCTAGTCGCACCACTCAGCTCGGCTAATCGTGCAGCTGCAGATGCCTCTATCGGTGCAGCTAGAACGATGATGGGTAAGTTTACCGACTCGGAAGGTATGCCATTGCGCTTAAAAGGTAACTTGCTTGAAGTCGGGCCAGCGTTATTAGCTACAGCCAATATTCTAGCGAATGCAGACAAATTAGACGATGGCAGCACTAACCCATACCAAGGCACCTTTGAAGTTTTAGAAAACCCTGGTCTTATTTCTGATACTCAATGGATGCTGCATAACACTCGTCAAGCAGTGAAACCATTCATTATTCAAGTGCGTAAGCGCCCTGTGTTTGTTAGCCAAACATCAATGGAAAATGATGATGTGTTTAATAAACGCCTGTTCAAGTTTGGTTCCGAAGCGCGTGCTGCAGGTGTTTATGGCTTCTGGCAGCTTTCAGTTGGTTCAACTGGTGAAGGTTAAATCAGCCCTATAGAACAATCAAAACGGGGGAAGCTTTTCCCCCTTTTTTAAAGTCAAGAGGAACACACTCATGTTAGAAAAATTAGTAGCTCACTTACGCGAAAAAGCATTAGACAAAAAACCGACAGTTGATGAGATTAAAGCGATTGAAGGCTTTGAAGAAGTCAATGCAACGCTTCGTGATGAAGCATGGAAAACGTATCAAGCTGAACAAAAAAAAGAATCCGATGCAGCTGCAGCTGAAAAAAATCAGACTGAAAACGATACAACCTCTACAACTGCTACAACTGCTGACCAAGCAACACACCGTGTCATGGTTAAACGTGATGGTTTCCGTCGTTGTGGTCGTGCCTGGCAAGGCATAGAAGAAGTACGTCTAACAGCTGAAGAACTTGAAACGCTTGAAGCTGATGAAATGTTTGTCGTGACAGAACTGTAAGCGACATAAGCGACGGAGAACCGGCATGACGACACGAATTGTAGATTTAGTTGATAGTGAATATCGACTAATTACCGACAAAACCACTTTTATTGCGAGACCTTTAGAAGGTAATGCAGTCATTAGAGCACAAGCCGTCGTGCCTCTAGTTAATGATCAAGGCCTGATGCTTGATCCATCAAAAGCATTGCCAAGAATGTTTGATGGCAATCTTTATGGTAAAGCAGTAGGCGCTACAGCTCGTGTCGTTGTTTTGGAAAGTGACGCTTAATCATGTTTGAGTGGATTTTAGCTGAAATGCTATCAGCTTACACACAGATAGCCGTGGCGCTTAATTTTGAACCGGAATGGATATCTGACTACACAGTATTCGAGCGTGATGCAGATGGCTGGGCAATTCATCGCCCTAATGCTGAAACTCAAATTGTATATGTCGATGCGACGAATGGTGATGATGCAACAGCGTTAATTTATGATGCAACTGACACCGCTATTTTTGCCGACCCATTTGCTGAGCATGCAGGTGTTAAGGCGTTTAAAAACCACTTAGTTGCGTATGCTGCAATGCGAGAAGACAAGCCAGATTGGATCTTGTTTAAAAAAGGTGAATATTGGGATCAGAACACGAGCGAGTGGTACACCGTCGGCGGTAAAAATAATACCGAACGTCATTTGATTGGTGCGTATGGCTCATCTACAGTAAGACCAATCATTGACAGTAATCATGTCGCGCTACGATTCTGGAATGGCAAACGCTATTTAAAAATAGTCGGTGTCGACTTTTATAATTCCAGAATGGATCCAGCTCATGCAAATTTTCTCGGCTGGCATGTTGAAGGCGCGAATGCGTTGGGCATATCTGGCTATGATTCGGGCAATCCTGAAGACATAACACCTAATGGTTATATTTATTTAGAAGATGTCCGAATTCGATATTTTACGGGTGGCTTCGGTATGTCAGCTGGGGGCGTTGCTGAGAACCTTGATATACAGCTTTTTAGATGTCAGATACTTAATTGTCATAACTGGAATAGAACTGTATCAGTAGGCTTTGGCGGCATCGATATGCATTCCTGGCTTAATGAGTGTTTTTTGTATCACAATGGCTGGTATAAAAAAATACAAGTTCGCTACTCGACCAAGTTGGTTAATGCATTAACGGGTGTGGCTGAAACAGTCGTCACTGTTGATACGCCTATCCCTGCTGAAGCGCCTGCAGCAGGTGGTATTAATTTATTTTTACCGACTGCGACTATTGTTACAAATGTCACTGCAAAATCACCCGATGGGCTTACTTTAACCGTTGATCCTGTTGATTTTGCCGCCGACACGTACTGGTCAGGTTCTAAATTGTATTTAGATACCACAGATGAAGAATCAACTGTTAGTGCAACATTCAGCGGTGCCGGTGTAACGTCACTAACGTTAAACACAGCATTTTCTACAGATCCAGTCGGTCAGACAGTTTCGCTTATCATTAAAGAAGCTGATGTTCGGGTGCAATATACATCATTTGCAGGCAGCACATATAACATCGTACCGACTGATTTCACAGTGCTAGATGCAAGGGCTGGCGTATTTGTTTCACTTGTCGGTTCTGAGGCTGATTCACGTAATCATAATCACTACTGTGCTAGAGCAAAACGCTCTATTCGCAGCAATAATATTTCGATTGATCCATCGTCAATTCACTTTAAATATAGTGCCGATATTGATACTGGCTCTACAAATGAAATTGTAAGTTATGAAACTGCGATGTACGGCAATCTATTGATCGGCGGCGAAGTTGTTGCGAGCTATGGCGGTAATATAAGTTTTGATGACGGCCCTCGATTTAGAGATTTTCGATACCAGGACAATGTATCAATGTGGATCGGTAAAGGTCGAAATTCATGGCGATCATTGGGCTGGGGGGTTGAGCCTATTGATAATATTGACTCTGTTATTAGTCATAACTATTTTTTGAATAAAGGCAATCCAGATGTGTATGCCGAATTTGTTGCGAAAGTGAAAGGCCATTCATCAAACATATCTATAAATGATAATGTTTCTACAGGGCTGAATAGTGTTGGTAAGGAGATGGCTAACCCTATTGATTTAACTGACAATGCAAACTTTAGCAATGTAACTGAATCAAACAATCTCATCGAACCTACTCCATCGCTATTTGCTGAATCAACAAGAGACATTGAAACCTATATGGCTAGTATTGGTGAAACACCAACACTAGAAGAATTTGCACTTAAATGCCGTGCTCAATCAAGAGACAACTGGGACGTAAGATTTACAGCAAAAGCCGTTAATGATTTTATCAAAGCAGGCATAACACTCACTAGTTCTGTTGTCATTATGACGCAGCCAGTAAATCAAGCAGGGTTAGAAGCACCTAATGCTGGCGTGTTTACAGTCAGTGCATTCTCGTTTGGAACATTGACATACCAATGGTATGACGCTGCTACCGATGAACTCGTCGTCGGTGCAACAAGTGATACTTATAACACTGGCGCAACTACTGGCGGTCAAACTGGCAGCTACTATGTAGTGGTGTCTGATGGTGTAAATACGGCTCAATCGGATACCGTGAACTTATCTGTCTCAACGCCTGCCGTTGGCAAGTCTCTGTTATTTAATAATGCCAATATTTTCTTAACGTTTGCCGGCACATTTATGGCGGCTGGTGAAAAGCTTAGGTTTAAATATAAAGCTGCCACGCAAACCTCCACAGGTTATGCAGCTACACGCGGGGGGTTCGGTAGTGGGACGCCTTTATCATCTAGAGCGTCAACATATAATCGCTGGTATTGGTCAGACGCCGTGGCAACGATAACTATTAACGGAGTGTCTTTATCAAGCGGTGCTCAAGTCCCAGCTAACTTCGATAATACTTTAAAACAGGTAGAGATAACGTCTATTGGTTCCGGCTTTGGTCTTGGAGCCTTCGGTGTGCACGACAACCTTACTCAAGACTTCTTTAGTGGCTTTATTTGGGATATTGAAATTGACAAAACGGCCAATGGCGGCGGCATAACACCGTGGGCTATCAACTCAGAAGCGATTGATGGACAGACAGAAGCGCCTATATCTGACCCTGATTCATTGGGTCTAATGACTATACATGGTGCAGGAACAGGGGACTGGATGGCATGACCTACTGCACCCAACAAGACTTAATCACCAGATACGGACAGGATGAACTGATCCAGCTTACGGATAAACAAAACCTTGGTCAGCTGGACACGGATGTCATTAATTCAGCCATTGCCGATGCAGATAGCATTATTAATGGTTATTTAGGTAGTCGTTTCTCATTGCCAATCACCCCTATTCCACGTTCCTTAGTGCGAATTGGCTGCGAACTATCTCGCTATTACTTATATGAAAACTTAGCACCCGATGAAGTTAATGATCGTTATAAGCAAGCAATCCAAATGCTTAAAGATATTGCTGCAGGGAAAATGAGTATCGGTATCTCGGCAGAAGGTACCAAGCCAACTAGCGAAAATACCGCGCAATTTGAAACAGGCGGCCATGTATTCGGACGCAATAACGGTGGCTTGATATGAATACCATTATCGCCGTTGAAGACTTCATGATTGATAAGGCTCGCGAATTACTTGGGCCAAATGTCGGTACAACTGAAGGGCTACCTAGCGCCATCAATCTATCTATTTTGAAAACGCTAATTTCAAGCAATAAAACGCCTGGCATTTACCCAGTTTTTCTAGGCGGTAAAGAAAGCACCGGTTCACGTATTAATGCACGCTTTGATGTCTATGTCATTGTCAGAAATGTCGGCAGCCATACAGCTCGTCGACGGGGTGATAGCACAGAAAGAGGCGCGTATTTATTCCTTGCGGCACTTCTAAAAAGATTGCATGACAAAACGGTACCAGGCGTCGGCACTCTAAAACAAAAAGGTATTAAAAACCTATTTGCAATGGCGGTGGAAGAAAACTTCAATGCTGCTTTATACGTCATCAGCTTTGAATTACCCAACATGGCCGTAATCGATGACGGCGATATTGATAACACCGCATTGAATGACTTCATTCGCTTCCATTCTGAACATTCACTGGTTGATGGCGATGCCGAACCCGCTGCCATTGATGATCTAACACTTCCACAAGATTAGGAATTAACCATGCAAAAAATATTTATAAAACCAACTAATCCAAGCGTAAAAGTCAGAAAGCTGCGTGGCGGCCATATTCATGAACTCGGTGAATTCGTACAGCGCGAAGCGTATTACCTACGTCGCGTTAAAGACGGTGATGCAGTTTTGATTACTAAAGAAAAAGAAATCAAAGCAGCTGAAGCACAAAAAGTAGCTGAAGCCAAAAAAGCAGCTGAACAACCATCAACAGATAAGGAAGCATAACAATGGGTATTTCATTTGATTCAATTCCAGAAGCGTTGCGAATCCCGTTCATCGCGATTGAATTTAGTAATCGTCTAGCAGGTAATCCGACGAACAGCTTCAAAACATTAGTTCCTGGCATTAAGTTAGCAAGCGGAACCCTAGCTGCAGGTGAAATCGTTCGTGTCAATGATCCAAAGCAATTAGATAAATACTTTGGTCAAGGTTCAATGCTTGCTGAAATGGGCAAAGCAATGATTAAAGCCGATCCATATGGCGAGCGTTGGTTTATTGGGCAAGATGAACCTGCAGGTGGTCAAGCAGCCACAAGCCCGTTTTTAATCGCTGGCCCAGCAACCAGTAGCGGCACGCTGTTCTTATATATTGCAGGCTATCGTTTGCAAATAGGAATCCAAGCAGCTGATACAGCGGATGAAATGGCCGTGTTAGTAGCGGCAGCGATTAATAACTATAAAGAACTGCCCATTACTGCAGCCGTAAATGGTGTGACTGCTAATCAAGTCGATATTACTTGCAAATGGAAAAGTGAAACGGGTAATGACATTGATATTCGTATCAACGCAAATGATGGCGAAGAATTGCCTGATGGTGTCAGCATCACAATTACTGCAATGTCTGGAGGCACAGGCAATCCAGATATTACAGACGTATTCACAGCAGATGGTGATGAATGGTACAACTGGCAAGTCATGCCATTTACCGATGCGGCTAACTTAACAATATTAGAAACTGAGCTAAACGAATTATATGGCCCAATGAAAGCAAGTGGTCGTCGTGCATTCGCTGCATATAGAGGCACGCACGCTGAAACGGGCACATTTGGCAATGGCCGTAACAATCCGCATTTAGTAAGCGTAGGCACAAACAAATCACTATCGCCACCGTGGATCTGGTCTGCAACCATTGCGGCAGTTGCTTCAGCATCATTGCAGATTGACCCAGCGCGACAATTAAAAACATTAGCGTTGCCAGGTATTAAACCAGCTAAAAAAGAACAGAAATGGACAAGCACCGAACGTAATCAATTGCTACTTGATGGCATTGCCACGCACACAGTTGACCGTGATGGCACAGTGCGTATTGAACGCTTAATTACTATGTATCAAACCAATGCATCAGGCTTTGCCGATGATAGCTATTTAGATGTGAATACACCTGAAACATTAGAGCGTATTCGCTTTGAGCAGCGTGCAATGGTGTCTCAAAAATTCCCACGCCACAAACTAGCAGACAATGATTATGAGGTGAAGCCAGGTCAGGCCACTGTTACGCCTAATATCATGCAAGACCAGTTTTTAGTGTTCTATAAAGAGTTTGAAGATAAAGGCTGGGTGCAAGATTACAACGGTTATAAAGAAACCATTCATGCTGAAATTCATGCCGATGATCCAAACCGTTTAGATCTATATGACTCACCAAAACTAGTCAGTAATTTACGTGTGACAGCTGTTCACACAGAATTTCGTCGCTAATCAGGAGTAAATTATGAGCGATTCACAAGTAACAGGAAAAGTAAAAATCGAACTTGATGGTGGTGTTGTTGAGTCTGAAAACGAAGCAGAGTTAGAGCCAGGTGGTGAGATTAATGACTCAATCACACATCATAAAAAAACCTATCGTATGGCAGAAGCTGACGCGCCTGCTGTAGTCAAATTCAAAATGCCGTTAACCGTTGATGTAGACGTGGTAGAGATTCAAGGTTGGAAAGATAAAACACTGACATTTGTAGCTGATACAGGCCAACGGTATTTAGTTCGAAACGCATTCACGGTCGGAAAAGTGACACATGGCAAAGGTAGCACTGATGTTGAAATGCGCGGCGACCCAGCTGAGAAGGTATAAACGATGGCTAGAGTAAATGTACCGCTTAAACACGGTTTAAAGATAGGTAAAACGGTATTTAAAAATGCCGTTTTACGCGAAGTTGAGTCTGGAGACATTATCGATGCTCACGAAGAGTCTGAAAAGCTAGTTTCAGTCGTGAATGCTAAGGGTGAACTTGAGCATGTATTTGTGCCAAGTCCAACAATGGTTGGCGTGCATATTCTAAGACGTCAGATTTTTAAAATTGGTGATGTATTAGGCCCATTTGAATTAAGCGACATTAAACGATTTCATCCTGATGACTTGAATACACTCCAAGAAGAAGCCAATCAAATGGATTCAGCAGCTGTAAATGTTTTGGAGGACATATCAGAACGGGGGCGAAATGATGCGTCTGATGATACCTCTGCAGAACATGATTAATCAGTTTTGTAGAACAACTCAGACGCCACAAGAATACGTGCAGAGTTTAACTCTGCGCCACTTTTTTAAACGGCTTGGATAACAAATGGGCGAGATAGTAACTAGCATCAACATTAACGCAGGCGGCAACTTCCTTGCCCAAATGCGTCAAAATGAGCAGAGATGGATACGATTTAGCAAAACTGGCCAACGCCAAATGACTTTGCTATCTCGTAGCGTCGCTGTAGGTGCGCGTGGTTTAGATAGATTAGGCAATCGTTACACTGCCTTGCTCTCAGGTGCCGCTGGTGCAGGCACGGGAAAGTTCTTAGTCAATCTTGAACGTCGCTTCACTCGCCTAGGCATTCAAGCTGATATCAGTGCCGAGCAAGTAGATGGCTTAAAACAAAAGATTTTTGAAGCAGCACGCCAGGACAATATCAGGATTGATCCAAGTGAAATTACCAGTGCGATTGAGGCTATCGTCGAGAAAACAGGCGATCTTAAATTTGCTGAAGACAATATTAAAAATATTGGTTATGCCATCAATGCAACAGGTGCAAATGGTGCTGCTATTGGTGAAATACTCGCTGAATTCCAAAAAATGGGCATTGTTGATTTTAACGATGTGCTGACGGGCATTGATACGCTTAACGTTCAAGGTAAAGAAGGTGCTTTCACCTTGCAGGAACTTGCCGCACTTGGCCCGCGTGTTGTTACAGCTTACACATCATTAGGTCGTGGTGGTTTACCTGCAATTAGAGAAATGGGTGCCGCTCTGCAAGTGATTCGTCAAGGTACTGGCTCTTCAGAACAAGCCGCCACATCATTTGAAGCATTATTACGTACATTAAGTGACGTTGATAAAGTAAAAATGCTGCAAAGCGGTGGCATTAAACTTTTTGATGAAAAAGCCTTGAAAGAAGGCCGTGAAGTACTTCGTCCTATCAATGAAATCATGATTGATATCATTAAGAAAACACAAGGTAAGAAAACAATATTAAGCAAAGTGTTTGATGCAGAAGCTATGCGTTCGTTCAATGCGGCTTCAGCAGAATTTCAGAGAATAGGTTCATTAGAAAGCCTAGACAAATTCATGAAAGTTCATGCTGATGGTACCGCAACGATTAATGATTCCACCCGCGCCGCTAAAGATTCAGCTGCAGCACTACAAAGTCTCTATTCTGCATGGCAAAACTTTGCTGATTCAAACCTAACCACACACATTAAATCAATGGCCGATGCACTCAATAGCGTTGACCCGGACACGCTTGATAAATTAATAAAAGCAGCCGTTTATGGTGGCACAGCACTAGGCGGTCTTGTTTTGGCTAAAAAAGCGGTTGGTGTTGGTAAAGGTATTTCTGATTTTATTAAAGGCGGTAAAGAAGGAAAAGGCGGTGCTGCTGGTGCTTTAGGTGATATGGCTGGCGTTCAACCCGTCTATGTAGTCAATATGGGCAAAGGCGGCTTAGGTGGTATGGGCGGCAAAGGTGGTACCGGATTCAAACGGGCAGCTAAATTAGGTAAGTTTGAATCAGCTCGGGCCATGTCAAAACTAAGTCTAATCCCTAAGCTTGGCTTGGCTGCAACTGGCGTGGCAGGTTTGGCCGTCGCGGGTTCAGGTGCAGCGGGTTATGGCTTGGGAGCGGGCATAAATAAAATGTTCATCGAAGGCACAGAATTTCAAGAGCAATTAGGTCGTTCAATCGCCAAAGCGCTGGCATTTTTTGGTAATGATAATGCTTCTTCAGCTTTAAATATTGAAAAGAAAAACTCTCTGCAGATAGAAATTATCGAAGGCAAAGCGAAAGTGAAATCGATGCAAACTGATGGCCTTGATATGAGTGTCGATACTGGCTCTACAGTAGGTGGCATGTAATGTCGTGGCGTGATCAACTTCAGCAAGCCTCATTTCGTAATGTCGAATTCTTTGTTGATGATCATTCTTTAGAATTTGGCCGTCGAGTTCAACTACACGACTACCCGTTTAAAGATGATGCTTATCCTGAAGACCTTGGCGGTAAAGGTGAAGTTTATACCTTCCCTGCCTTTGTCATCGGTGATGATTACATGACTCAGCGTGACAAACTAATCGAAGCGCTCAACAAACAAGGACCTGGCACATTAGTGCATCGCTACTTAGGCCAAGTACGTGTCCAAGGTGGCGTGCAACGTCTGCGTGAAACAAACAAAGAAGGCGGTATGGCTCGCTTTAGTTTGGTGTTTTATAAAGCGGGGGTAAATTCAAATCCGACATCGTCAGTCGATACTAAACAACGTGTCTCAGCACGGGCAGATAGTGCTTTGCAAGTGATAGAGCAACAATTCACAGACCAATACACCGTATCAGGATTGCCAGGATGGGTATCTGAACAAGCACAATCGTTCCTATCTGATCTTGAATCTCAATTTTCAAGTTTAGGCGTCGTAAATACCACCGTCACAGATTATGTGAATTTACCTGCTGGTCTGGCTGGTCAGGTCATAGGTTTAGTTGGCGGTTTGTCATCGATGACGCAATTTAGAAAACTATTTAGCTTTGGTAATGATTCAGCAACGGTACCAACGACGACACCAAGCAGAATTCAACAAGCGGCCAATCAAGCAGCTATCATTAATATGGTGCAACAATCAGCACAAGTTGAAGCTGCAAGAGCATCAAGCACGCTTGACTATGACTCAGCACAAGATGCCATCGCAACACGAAATGAACTGGCTTCAGCACTCGATGCTCAAATGCAAACAGCCGATGATGATACCTATCTAGCATTGCAAGATTTACGTTCTGAAATGGTACAAGACCTGACAGAACGGGCCGCTAAACTAAAGCAAATTAGAAGCTATATACCCCAAGCAACACTGCCATCATTGGTTATTGCTCACAGCTTATACCAGGACGCAAATCGTGCTGAAGATATTGTGGCCAGAAATAAAATAGGACACCCGGGCTTTGTAGCAGGCGGTCAAACATTGGAGGTGCTAGATGCGTGATGTAGCCCTTAATGTTAATCAACGAAACTGGTATGGATGGAAAAGTATTCGCATCACTCGTTCCATAGTTCAGATTGCAAATGACTTCGCGCTGGGCTTAACGGATAAATGGTCAGCTGATAGCTTGCCTTTCGAAATCTATGAAAATGAACCCTGCTCGGTAAGTATTGATGACAATATTGTCATCACTGGCTACACCGATGAAGCTACTCATAGTTATGATGATAAGAACCACGGCATAGAAGTAACGGGCCATGATGCAACAATTGATCTAGTTGACTGTAGTGCCCCCTCTTTTCAATGGGCGGGTAGAAGTTTATTACAAGGTGCACAAGAACTTTGCAAGCCATTTGGTATCAAAGTTAGAACAACCGTCGATGTCAGCAAGCCATTTGCTAAGCTCAAGTCAGATGAAGGTGAAAGCGTTTTTGAGGTGATTCAAAATGCAGCCAGGATTAGAGCCTGTTTATTAATCTCTAATGGATTGGGTGGTTTAGTCATCACGCGAGCAGGAAAACGTCGCTTAAAAGGTAAGCTTGAATTAGGCAGTAATATTAAAGTAGGTCGTCAAAAACGATCAGCACGCGAACGCTTTAGTCGTTACACCGTAAAAGCTCAATCTGAAAAGGCATGGACAGACACATCATCAGTTTCAGCCACAGTAGAAGATAAAGCAGTAAAGCGTTATCGACCTAAAATAATTCTTGCTGATAATGCTGTTGATACAGCCTCTTGTAAAGCATTAGCTATCTGGCATAGAAATGTTGCTGCAGCCAAGTCACAAGCGCCTAACTATACCTTTCTAGATTGGTATTTAGACGGCGAATTATTAGAGCCTGGTGTTCTGGTACCAGTTCTAGATCCTTATCTAAAAATCAATCGCGATATGTTGATTGTAACCGTTATTTATATTGTTGATGACCAAGGTTTACGGGCTGAACTAACACTGGCCTTGCCGGATGCCTTTGACCTGACAGAACTGCCAGAAACCAATGATGATGGAGGTGTCTGGTAATGTCTGCAATAGATAAGTTATTGGCACCACTGAAACGTGGTCTGCAGCAAATGCTTAGAGTTAGCACACTAATTAAAGTGGATGATACAGCCAGTATTCAGATGGTTCAGATAGAAACACTATCAGGTGAAATTATTGAAGTGCCACGCATTCAAAACTTTGGCCACTCATCAGTGCCGCTCAAAGGTGCAAAAGGCGTAGTTGCTGCCATAGGAGGAAAAACAAACGGCTATGTATGCGTGGCAATGGATGATGTAAATACACGTGTGACAGGCCTAAAAGATGGTGAATCAATTAGTTATGATGCCTTTGGCCAATACATGCATTTCAAAGAAGATGGAAGAATTGAACAAAAAGCCAATAATGAAGTGACAGTAATTGTGCCTAAATATCGCATTGAGGGCGATTTAGAAGTAACAGGTGAAATACTAGATCGCGCCGATACAAATACCAAAACCATGTCAGATATGCGCTCAATATATGATGACCACGACCACACTGGCGATAGTGGCGGCACAACCAGTAAACCAAATCAGGTGATGTCATGATTGATTTTGTAATCAAAATGATCACTCGAAATGGCCGCCCCACTTTTGTGTTAGAAACCGACCTCCAGGCTATTACGCAAGATGCTGTTTTAGAAACTGCTGTGATTATCTCGTTATTCACAGACAGACAAGCGGACGATGATGACATTATTCCTGATGGTACCAACGATAAGCGCGGTTGGTGGGGTGATTTATTAGCCAGTGTTGTCGGTGACAAAATCGGCTCACGATTGTGGCTGCTCCACCGTGAAAAACAGCTTGAAGAAGTGAGAAAAGATGCAGAAACCTATGCATACGAAGCACTTGAGCATTTATTAGATGATGTCATTGTTAACTCGATCACTATCGTCGCTAGCTTTCCCCGTTCTGAATGGTTGGCTCTGTCAATTGATATTGAAAAGGCAGATGGTCAACTATTAAATCTTAATTATTCTTGGGAGGCTTTTAATGGCGTTTAAACGTCCTTTATTAAGTGAAATACACGCGCGCTTACAGTCAAATATAGATAGCCGCACCGATGGTCAGCCACGGTTACGTCGCTCACCGTTTGGTATTTTAGCGACTGTGGTGGCAGGTGGTATGCACGAAATGTATGGCTATCAAGCCTACAAGGCACAGCAGATATTGCCAGACTCAGCCGATGAAACTCATTTTGAACGCCATGCCAGTATTGAAAACACCACACGCAACCAAGATGCCTACGCTGTTGGTAATCTTGAAGTTACAGGCATTACAGGCTCAATTATAGAAGCAGGCAGAATCCTACAACGTGGTGATGGTGTTGAATACAGCGTCGATGCAGAAGTCAGCATCGCTGCAGGCCAAGCCATAATAGCAGTTACAGCCCTTAAAGCAGGTGCAGAAAGCAATAGCGATGCAGGCGTGGCCTTAACATTTATTGATACCTTGCCAGGCGTAGATAGCCAAGCCTTAGTCGATGCCGATGGAATCAGCAACGGCACCGACATCGAACAGCTAGAAAGCTGGCGCGAACGACATATAGAAATCATCCAAGCACCACCACAAGGCGGTGCTAAACATGACTATATAAAATGGGCTAAAGAAGTCCCTGGCGTTACACGTGCATGGTGTTATTCCAATGAAATGGGCGTTGGTACCACCACGGTTCGATTCGTGCGTGATAACGATCAATCAATTATCCCTGATGCCGCCGAAGTGCAAGCAGTTTATGACCATATAGATGAAGTTCGTCAAACAGGAATGAAAGGTCTTTATATTGTTGCACCAATCGCTGTTCCACTTGATTTGACTATTGCATTAACACCGAATACATCACTCGTTCAAGCAGCTGTAGAAGCTGAAATAGCTGACATGCTATCGCGTGAAGCTCAACCTGAAGACGGCACAGGGTCAGCTACGATAAAAATTAGTCATATTCGTGAAGCTATTAGCATAGCCACTGGTGAAACTGATCATATCTTAGTCAGTCCTGTTGCAGATGTAACTTATAGCGCTGGCGAAATGGCTGTACTAGGTGCGTTCACATGGCAATAAAAATACAGCAATATGTCAATATGCTAATGGCATTAATGCCTCGCGGCTTACTATGGGAGCAACTGCAAGAAGATCTAACCTTTGTCGGCATAGTTGAATCAGTAGCTGAAGAATTCGCTTTGCTCGATGCTCGTGAAGACGACTTATTAGATGAAGCTGATCCAAGAACAACCTATGAAATGCTTCCCGAATGGGAAACAGCATACAAATTGCCTGATCCATGTGTAGATGAACCATTAACCATTGAGCTACGCCAAAAAACATTAGTGACAAAAGTGACTAATAAAGGTGGCCAGTCACGGCAATTCTTTATCGATCTAGCTAAAAATTTGGGCTACGACATCACCATCACTGAGTTTTCAAGATGGACGGTTGCTGACCGTGTTGACAAGCCATTGTTAGGTGAAGATTGGAACTTTGCATGGCAAGTTAACGCACCTAGCGAAACGGTCACTTATTGGACGGCTCGAAGTCGGGTTGATGAGCCTTTAGCTACTTGGGGTAACAAGCGGCTTGAATGTGCTTTGACTCGGCTAAAACCAGATCATACAACACTTATATTTTCCTACGGAGGATAATCATGGAACCACGAAACTATGAAGCAGATGCATCTGCAACCCCACCAGAACCGCCAGAGTCGCCATCATATGGCTTTCCAACTGATGGTAATCCATTAACAGGTACACCAGCAACATGGCCAGGTGCGCATTGGATTTATAAATTTGGTGAAGAAATTCGTAATTTCATTGTCAATACAAACCAAACTCCAAACGATAATGAGTTAGACCAACTTTGGAAAGGGGCCCAAAGCTTACCTGATGCAGATGCAATCGGACAAATCGGTATTAGCATGGGTAGCACTATACCCGCTAAAGCACTGGTTCCCGCAGAGCAAGAATTAATCCGTGCAAACTATCCAGATCTATGGGCGTGGGTGCAACTGCAAAGCAATCTTATTGCTCAAGCCACTAAAGACGGAGATCCCATTGCCTACAGTGCTTATTGGGGTGATGGCGATGGAGCTACGACATTCACAATGCCAAATCTGCAAGGATTACATGTGCGTTCATTTGATAACAGTCGTGGGCTGGCAGATGGACAAGTCTTGTTTGAATATATTCCAGATGAAAACAAAAGTCACACTCATTCTCAAGCTGCGGTATCAGGAATAGGATACACCTCTGGCAGCGGCGGTGAGCGCGGTTGGAGAACGACTGACCCTTTTACAGATCAAGGTCTATTAGATACGCAAGGCGGGCCTGAAAATACGGTTAAATCTGTGTTCTTACTGTTTTACATTTACGTGTTGAAATAAGGATTAATTATGACAACTATTTATCAATCAGATCCATTGAATAAAGCATATATCGGTAGCCGAGACGCTACTTCACATGATTATGATCTTGTTAAAAAAGATATGGTGCTAACAGGTCGTATGACCACCTTAATTGCCCCGCCTGAAACAGCTGAAAATCAAGTCGCTGTTTTAATATCAAAAGATACCTGGGCAATTGTTGACGATTATCGCGGCTATATAGGTTATGACGCGGCTGGCGTTAAGCAAACGATAACAGAAATTAATGTGGTTCCCGATCCGTCCTGGACAGTAGAAAAGCCATTTATTCTAGCTAACGCCAAAGCAAAAAAAATCGCAGAGATAGACACGCAAACGAGAGCAGCGATTACAGCAGGTTTTAAATCATCAGCATTAGGGGCTGAGTATCTCTATCAATCTGAAGTAGAAGACCAACTCAATTTATCAGGGGTTACAGCCAGTGGCTCAGATTGGCCGTTTAAATGCAGCCCAGACGATGGTGCAACATGGGCATATCTGGCACATACTGCAGCACAACTTCAACAAGTCACTAATGACGGCATCAATCATAAACTCACTCAACTGCAAGCGGGTGGAATACGCAAAGCACAGGTAGATGCATTAGTCGAAGGTGCAATACAAGCAGACCTGGATGCAATCTAATGAAGCAATTCCTTATTTCATTAGATCAAACGATAAATACGTGCTGCTTTGATACATCAAAAGGCAAACGTAGATGGGGTTTTGCTGACGAAACCCTATCAGCAAGAGCTTACAGACTCAGAAATAAAGGCTGGCAGCGACAATATCGACTAATCAACAAGCTGTTTTTTAATACTGAAGATCATTGCAAAGATTCATACGAAAGCGAAGAGAAACGGAGACAACTACCACCAGAATACAGACCGACAGACCTGTAAAAAAGAAAGAGATAGCGACTAGCCAGTGCTACCAACACTGGCCAGCCGTCAACCCACAGAAAAACACTCTGTGAGCTAACCCAAGGCTACCCCACTGTGACGCCACAGCGGAACAAGCCTATCACAAACCAGCGTGAGGCTCACATGCAAGAAATAAGATGCAACTGCGGCAGACTACTAGCCAAAGCTATATATATAAGTATAGAAATCAAGTGTCCAAGATGTAAGGCACTAAATTATATGAAGGTCACCGAACCTCATACCCAAGCACCACGAGTGCCAGAACAAGGACAAACTCGTGGAAAAACTACAAACAAAAACACTGACGCTCGTTAATGCAGACTGCCTGCAACTGCTAAAAACACTAGAGGATGACAGTATCGACCTGATTGCCACTGACCCGCCATATTACAAAGTAGTTGATGCTGAATGGGACAAGCAATGGCAAACAGAACAAGACTTTTTCAACTGGCTCAATACTGTCATGATTGAACTTTCCAGAGTGCTCAAACCCAATGGATCTATCTACTTATTTGCAGGGCCACACTTAGCAACAAAAGTAGAATTATTAATGAGTGAACACTTTGAGATATTAAATCATTTATATTGGGCAAAACCATCAGGGCGCTGGAATCTAAATAGAAAGGAAGATTTGAGGCGCTACTTTCCTAAAACAGAACACATTATCTTTGCAGAAAGTAAAAAGAAAGCATCATTCGGCTATGAACCAA